TTCGGCTCTTGATTAAATCAAGGTAATCTAAGATTAATCTTCCCTTTGGGTCGACACCTATTAAATAGATATGATTCTCTGCGAGAATACCGTGCCTCGAGGAAACAGTATGTTTTCCCGGGGAAAGGTGAGAACCGGAAAACTCATATAGTTGATTGGTCAAATATGAGAGGTCCGGATCGCATGTAATGCGAAGGAGATCATCTCCAACGATGCAGTCGTATGAGTTTCGGGAGACCAACTCATATTCAAATTCATCACGGTTTAAAACCTGATGAAATTGAGTCATTTTAGATGACGGGGTGCCATGATGGCGCACCGAGATCATATTAGTGATCTCGACTATACAAAGATTGTATATTGTCAGCCCAAGGAACGAGAGTGGCTCGCCCATAAAGGAGCCACACCGATGCACATGGCGCTGATTCTTATATAATATAATATGATTTTTAATCATGGAATCAAAGTAAACCACTAAAGGGTGGTTTGCCGTAACTCCAAGGCCCGATAAGACCCCAGACCACATTGCTTTAAGCAAGGGCTTTGGCAGATAATCTGTCGATGCGGTTAAATCGCTATTGATGCTATAAACATCACTGGTTAAACCAGTAACTCTACGTAGCTCCTTTAAGAAGTCCCATAGAATATATGAGCTATGTAGCCCTAATCCACATCGTGGATCCGAAGAAAAACTACTGACAAGTGAATGTCGGCAGACCTGCTCGGTTATTGTCAACCAAGCAGGGTTCTTCGTCAATGGCCGGATTTTCCAGCCCGGTTCTTGAAGAGCCATGAAGATTACTTCAACAGGACGATCCTGTATCCAGACCTTAGGGCCTGGGCAATCAAAGATTGCAACTCCCTCAAGGAGTGGATCAACACGCTTGGTGTGTTTGGGGTTACCCCCATATGGAGTGACCATATACGACTCAGCCGTAGCGAAGTGGCCGTAATCCAGGCTTTTTGAAAAAGCCCAGAGAACGACTAAGTCACCGAGTGTCTCGGTATACCTAAGTAACTTAGGGTCCTCGCTTGAAACGAGTTTTTTGAGTGCCTGTAACAGGTCGATATTTACCAACCAAGGTAAATCCGGCATATTTATATATGTCTCTTCGCCATGGTGATCGGCGAAGGCATCCATCTCGTCTTCCCAGCGCAAAGCGTCTGAGTAACGAGCTTTATATGCCCACTCAAAAAGTGCCACATCAAAGGATTTCTCCTTGATGTTCCTCATTGAGGATTTGTCTAAGACAACCCTGCCAAAGCAGTCGTAGAGGACCATGGGGACCAACCCATCATCCTCCTCTTCCTCATAGAGGAAGTGATCATCAAGATCAACTAGATATTTAATATCTAAAAAGGCTTTAACCTCTCTTACTACGTAAGCGGCCGTTCCCCCGTCTTCCTGAGTACTTTCGTAACAGGCGGACGCGTTCACCGAACAGTGGCTCATAGAGTCAGGACGTTTCATCCTACGTGCTATGCACTCTGCCGTCCTTCGAAAGGCACGGTCACGTCCTTCATGGACGGGCCCCGGGGTTGAAAGAACCTCGAGGCACTTTTTCGCCTTAGGCAATATAGCATCTTCAGATGCCGGCGGCAATGCCCGGCCGAAACTGGACATTTGCGAAAGCACAAAGACTGAGTCTTTGGTTGGGGAGAGTAACCAAGGCTCTCTCCAGGCCTTTAAATGGCCAGCGAACCATCCTAAAACCTGGTTACCGGATTTAATCCCTCCAGGCAAAGGACTAATGCCTCTAGAAGGTGGTTCTGTTCTTTGATAATCAAAGGACCCATAATAGGTCATCCAGGCAGAACAACCCTTTAAAAGGGTTATAATCTTGGATAAATTCGGGGCAATGATTTCCCCCTTTTCGTTACGAAACATCCCTTTAAAGGAGTTGGTAAAAAAACCAGTACTTAAAAGTACGGCAACTATTGAATAATTCAATGTCGGTTCCCCGGCATGCTCCTGAAAGAAGCTCAGTTTCATCTAAAAGATGAGGGTGGAGCAGCACAGTCGTACCTAAGGCACGCCATGCATGCAAGGCCCGATCATAAAGACGCGTAGGGAAGTCCTCTGAGAGGAATAAACTACGGTCTTGCACGCCTAAGGCGTGTACCAACGGTGAATTGTTACAATAAACCGGAGGTTTTCGAAACCTTGAATATTTGTATTCTCCCGGGACTCGGTCCCTGGCGTAATATACGCCATCTACAATATGTAGTTCCTGGTAAGAACCGGAAAAAGATAGTCTCGTCCAGAGAGAGACTAGAGCCAAATTGGCCCGGGGCGCATCTAAGATGCCTCTATTACCCTCAGGTAAGAAAGCTTTTACAGCTTTTGAAGACA